CAGTGTACCAGCAGCAACGAGTGCGCCATTCGCGATTTCATACACAACGCGGATAGCTTTGTATGGCAGTCCCAGTTTGACACCAGTGCCAATGCTCAGCGTAGTAGCAGCAGCCGTGAACGTCACGTTGCTAAACCACTTGAACGCCTTATTCCCAATCACAGGCGTCGCACCATTCAGCGTAAGTGCTTCAGCAATCGGCTGGCCAAGATAATCCCAGCCATTGACCGTAATCACGGTAGCATTCGCACCACTCGCAGCAACCTGAATGCAACGACCATATGCCTCAGGCAGAACTGCTACACCACTCAAGTCGGTGCTGGTAATACCAGTCATAGTGCCAACATTGAGGATGCTGGTCGTTACCGCAGCAAGCGGTGCACCGAAGTTCACCCTGGTTTCGCCATTGTAGTTCACATCAGCACTGTATGCCATCGCGGGCACATACATGTTGATACGACGAGGGAAGTTAGTCGCATTAGCCATCAAGTTGGGCATTACTCAATTCCTCCTTCCAGTATGGCAGTCAATCCACCTGTGCTATTCGCACGTGGCCGATTGAATTGCTTACGTTCAACGATCTCCTTGGGAGTAAGCGCCAAGTCACTTGGCACCTCCTCACCTGAGTTCATATCCACAAGCCGTGGTTGCTCTAGCACACCGATCCTACGCAACTGCTCCTCATCATCCGCAGCCACGAACAGGCTATGACCTTGTGGAAAATAGATCATGTAACCATCCTCAAACTCCTCCTTCTTAGGAACAAGCTTGCGTGTGATCACTTCCTTATTTCCCAATGGTCCAACCTTACGCACATCCTCCTCGATGTGTATGACCATGCGCCAGTGTTTACCAACGACCTTCTCAGCCTGGAACGCAGGCTTGTAATCAGTCGGTGGCATTACCGCTTGTCCTCCTTCTTATCCGACCTAGCATCGTGTTTCGTATCTATAACTGGCGTGCGTGCAGCAGCGCCACTCAATGTCTCAGGCGGCGGTGGTTCTTCAACAGGCGGCAACACTACATTTACATCTGGTCCATAGCTCGTAGCATTTGGATAAGCCTTCAACACCTGTTGATGCTCAACGCTACCAGCTTCGACTTCGGTTTGGCCGGGTTTGGTTTCTTCTTCACCCGCGTTCTTAAACTCGGACATGATTTGCTCCTAGTTGGTCAGCACAGCATGTGTCCTAAAGGCTCGCCACATACACCATTGCCCCTGCCACAGGACACGACTACCCACGGCGTCAACATTCCATGGAGCAACCAATTCCTTCACCTTCATGTTCACACCACGCAGCATGTGCAGACGCAGATACGTATCGTTGATGAAGTATGCGTAGTTGACCGGACAGTCCTCATCATACATCATGGGTATGCCATTATGCATGACACCTTCGAAGCCAAGGTCGAACATACGCTTGCCCGCCTTACCCTCACTGAGCGGAATGGTCATCTTGTCACGCACTGCTTGGCGATACATGCGATAGATGTTGCGTCCACACAGAATGATGCTAGGCCGATCACCTTTCAGCGTAAGGTCCATCAGCACGTCATCGAATACCTCCTCGATGTTCGTGCTATCCATACCACCGCCAAAGTTGTAAGCAGATGTCCGCCACTGAGGCTGAGTAGCGCGGTTGATACCGCCAAGAGTTCCCACGAGGGGATTGGTTGGAATAAGGCTTCCCAGACCAAGTGGATCAGTGCCGCCACCAACAGCATACAGATACTGACTAAACTTATCCTTGATACTCTCCTCAAGGACATTCATCTTCTCCTTCATCAGCTTGAAGATGGCAGCCGCGCCATTGTTCTCATCTTGTTCCTGATCAGAGATGATAACGGTTCCCGCCACACGACTATATCCATACTCGACCGTATCGAACTCATCCGTTTGGTTAACGGGAAGGGGACTATAGTAGCTGTAGCTGGTAATGTTCGGGTTACGACCGACCGTGAGCGGATTGGTAATGTTATAACCACCATCCTCATACTCCACGCGATCATTCGCAAACACCCACGCCATCAACGCATTCGACTTGATCGAAGCCATGACTAGCTTGCGTCTACTCTTAGTCAACGTGCTGTGCAGAACATCTGCGACAGCGGGGATAATGGTTCCAACAGGCATAGCCTACCTCATCAGTTTAAGTTAACACCATGTTCTTGCATCGACTGCCTGATTATATCAGCCCAGGATGCATTCTCGTTATGTTGTGTGACCGCACCATTACCTACTGGCGTGGTCTGCTGTTGCACACTGCGGCCACCGGGTAGTGGACGTGTTGGTGCTGGTTGCTGCTGCTGAGGAGGCTGCTGCCGTTGTGCAGCGATTTGCTGCTTCAACGGTTGTGTCCAATCCAATTGATTACTATGTGCCCATCTAATCATCTTAGTATAGGCATTCTGGAGGGACAATCCTGGCTGAGCCTGCAACATTTCAGCCAGAACGTCAAGGTTCGAATGGGCATCTTCGTTATCACCGAGGAACGCATCGAGATCGACCTGCGCTCGCTGCTGTGCCTCTTGCTGTGCACGAGCCTGCTCACGTTGTTCCGTGATAGGCATCATCTTGTTATCAATCATACGCTGAATAGCACTCATATCAATGCCAGGACTAATACCTTGCTCCAGGAACGGTATCGGATAACCCTTACCCTTCACTTCCGCGACCAGCGTCTCCAGCGTCCTCACTGGATCACGCATGAACTCACTCATGATCCTGATCGCAACCACTTGGTCTTGTGGTGAAACATTCAATCGCGCAGCTTCCTGCAACACTTCATTGTTGCTACCGGCCTGACGCTGTGCGGCTTGCAATTGCTGCTTTAGCGAATTGTTCTCACGCGCATGTCGTTGGCCTTCCTCATACACACGCCGCTCAATACCACCTTGCGCAACCACACGACCAGTAATCGGATCAACCAGATCACGCGTGTTTGGGTTCTGTTGGTTAGGAACCTCAACCAAACCATCATGGCGACGACGCACCTGTGGTTGCGCACCTTGCGTTGGCGGTGCACTACTCGTGCCGCCACCTTCTTGCCCACCATGCGTAGGCTGTGCACTACCACCTACATCACTCGTATCCGTGCTGGCATCTTCACCATCATCATGGATGTCTGGTATGCCATCGAGAATACCGTCTTCTGTCGATCCGCTCATGCTACTTCCCCTTGCTGTGTGCTACCTTGCGATTGCAGCATCTGTCTGAATATCTCGGCTGGTGGAACACCTTGCTGTAGTGCACTACCTATGGCTTGTAATACAGGCGGTGGTAGCTGCTGCAATGCCTGAACAACCTGCGCCGCAACTTGCATACCACCACCTGCTTGTGGTGCACCGGGTGGTGAAGTGGACGCCGATCCATCACCGCCAACAGGAGGTTGCCCAGGTGCACTACCTTGTCCTGGCGCTCCACCTTGTTGTGATGTCGCCATCATCTGCACTTCAGCAGCTATGCTCTCCCAGTCCTCTTTGCTAACCACGAAGTTATCGAACGCTTCACTCATCATCTTGAGTGAAACCTTCAGTGCACTGGCAGGTGCTGCCCTTACGTATTGGGCCATGACCTGACCAATCTGCACGGCTTCTTGTTTCTTCTGTTGCGTGGTCAACTTCTGGGTTGATCCGCCAACCACCTGAACAGAAAATGCAGCAAAATCACGTAGATTATCCAGAGGACGCCAAAACTCAGTAACGTCCAAGCCAGTAAGTTCATTAACTGTTTGAGGGTCCATGAACTTGAGGCACATCTGCGCCAACTTCCATCCAACATCACCAAGTGCGTCCTCGATCGCATCCAGGCGCATGTCCATACGCATGTTGCCTTGCGTGCTATAGTAGTCGATGGCCTTGTTGGTCGTATTAGTCTTAAATTCACCACCACGTTCTACTTCATTCGTCGCGGCGATGCGGTCCACGCTCTGATACAGGTCCTTCTTGTCAAACAACGGCGCAAACGCTGTGCTAGGCGGGGGAATGCTAAAGATAATCTCCTCATGCTTCACACCTTCGGGAATCTTGATTGGCGTAGCGGTTCCATCTGGTCCCTTGAGTATGCGATCAGCGATCTCCTGTGTAATCCCACTCTCGGGGTTGTAGAAGATATTGCGTCTGGCCCAGAGCAATGCTCTTCGCTTCTCGTCGTTGATCTCATTGATCTGATCTTGCTGATCGAGATAGTAACTCACCTCTCCCTTGGCATACATAGCCACGGGATTCTCATGGAACCACATTGGTGTTAGTGGAAAGAAGCCTTGCAGTCCATACGGATCATCCCATACCCATATGGGCCACTTCCAATCATTATCCGCATACATCTCCAACCGGCGTGTAACACGGTCCCACACATACCAGACCTTGGTCATGCACGCTTTATCAAACTGATCCGTACTGTCGAAGCCATATGCGCTATACGCATTGTCCTTCTTAGTGAACAGACTAAATTCTTTATCATCACCAGGACCACCACCACCAGTCAACACATGTGATGGTTCGAATATGCTTGTCACCTCATCCTTATCAGGGTCCTTCTCACCATATATCGCATTGATATATTCAGTCGGTAACATGTCCTCTACCATCATCCAATTAGCATCGCCACCACCTGGATCGCTGCTATTCGGATCAACTATTACCTGATGTGGAAGTCGGATTCTAACAAACGGCCCACTCGGCTGGAGAAACTCAATCTTCTCTTCTAATGCAACCAGTGCCGACTCAACTTCGCGAATCTCTTTATCATCCTTCGCTTGTGCCAGTTTATCAGATAACGCCTGTAGATCAGCAGCAGCTTGCTCACTGCTCTTGTCCTTCTGCGTATAACCAACTTCGAACCATGACCGATTAGTCAACAATGTAACAATCACATTGCGTTTAGCCTTAGGCTTGATGTTCACTCCAGGTGCATACTTCATCCTGAACAGTGCATCGACCAGCTTCTCCACCGCACGCGCGAACGCATCGCCCTTCTCATCCGCAAGCGCATCAGCACTTGGTCTGGCTGTTACCGATACAATTGGGTTCTTCGCATACAACTCAGGAAGTTGCGCATTCACATTGGAATACACAATGTTCTCGGTTGACGAGAAGCGTTCATTCAACCGCCTTGCGACATGACGATTACCAGCCACGTTAGCGTCGGTGCCATCACGATGATCAGACTGATCATGGTTATAATAGCGAATAGCCTCATCCCACGCATCGATCAGGTCCTTCATGCCCTTCTGGCCTGTATCACGCCGACTACGCCACACACCACCACGCTTACTACTCACGGGTATGCGTGAGTCAGGCATTGCCTTGTAAACAGCAGGTGGTTCTGCTTCAGCAGGCAGACCAACGTCAGCTTGGACAAGCGATTGCTCTAGTGGATCAACACCCGTATCGAGTTCAAGTTGTGGGTCGTCTTGTTCTGTTCCACTCATTGCACTTGATCCTGTTGTCCTGGTAACGCAGCAGCAGCGGCACCACCACCTACCATGCCCGCGATGCCATAACGACGCATGAGATCAATCAGCTTGTCGTTATACATCACGATGTTGTATGATGGGTTCGCACTTACACCGCGTGATCCCGCATCGAGATAGCGCACACCTGGAATGCCTGCATCATTGAGTTGAGAGACTGCTTTCGCTGCGGATTGGTCACGTGAGAACCGCCCACTGCCTTGAACAAGAACTGATCGTGCAATGTCTCCAGGTATTGCGCTCCCCATCATGTTTGGATCAACAATACCAAGATCACTGAGTGAATTTCGCACACCACTTGGTTGTGCACGCAACGGCTTGTTCCAATCCAACAATTGCTCAGGTTCAACATTCAGCTTGACCTCATACATATGACCTCCCACACGAGGCAATTCAAATATCCTATCATTGATGTCTGACATCTTCGCGACGAGATCATAATATGTCTTCAACTTCTGTGGATGAAACGCACCACCCTGCGATGCATCAAGTTGCTTTTGTAACAGATCATGTTGTGCATTCAAATCATTGAACTCTTGAACAGAATCAGGATGGAGCACACGTTTCGATAACGTGTCACGATACGAT